AAGATATTTCCAAAATATTGATTGTAGTGTTGGATATCCTCCTGTTTTTCCGTCAGTAATATATAATCTATTTCTAACATTGATCATATTTTGCCAAAAAGTTTGACTAAATTCAAAAAATGTTTTTTTCTTCGGCTCGGGATTTATATATGTTGAATCTACTCCTCCAGGAACAGGATATCCTACTGTTAAACCTGATTCAGGTATAGGATAATCATATTTCCTTGACTCATCCCAAACATCATAAACTAATCCTTGGGCTGGATTTAAAAATAAATCAATGTTTTTAACATTGAGAACTAATTTCTCATTATCAACAAAATAATATGCATTATAATCTCCTTGAGTTGATACCCTGATTTTATCATCATCAGCTAACCAACTTTTATTATTATCGACTATTTTCCTTAATTTAAATCCTTCTGTCATATAAGGAAAATATCTATACCTATTCAAGTAAGGTTGCCCGTATGTGAATGGTTGTAGTTGAGTTTGTATATTATAATTTTGACCTGTATAAACCAATCCTGTGATTTGAACTTGGTCAGGGCTTCTATGTGACGGTGTTGTTTCATACCAACCGGCACCTATTTGAAAAAAGTAATCTTCGGTATCGGGTGGTGCTTTAGGATATCCTTCAAGATCTATAGGATATTCTAATCTAGTAACATTTGAATCTTGATAGGTTGATATTGTTGTAAAGTTTGTAAATGTTCTACCTTTGATTTTATATGTATCTCCAGGAATATATGCTGGTGTTTGACTAACATATGTTCCTCCCGATATTTGAGCAAACTGAACATCAAATTGTTCTAAATTTATTCTTTGGTCCGCTAAATAAATGTGTTCATTGTATTCAATTAAAGAATCAGGAGCACCTATTAATCTTAATAAAAATTCAATAGACCTTCTAGTTCCTTTTGATTTGAATAGATATGCTGCATTTAGAATTAAATTTCTATAAAAAGCATAATTTAATTCTGTGGGTGTTAGAGCTCTTGCATATCCAGGATATGTTGGTGTTGCAGTATTTCCAAAAATAGAATCTAAAAAATTTTCATCCGTTATTGGAGAAAAATTAGAACTCCATCCTAACGTTTGAGATAAATTTACTAAAAGTTGCGATGGTATATCGTTAGATGGATTATAATTTACTGAATTCATATAAGCTAATCCATCAATAAATTGTTTTACTTGATCAAAACTTCTTCCGTATATTTGAAATATTTTTTCAACTTTTTGTCCCAATGTATCGAATTCTTTTAAAGAATCAGTGACTAAAAATCTTGAAATTAAATTTGTTTTAAACGAATCTAAATTTACCGCAATGTCTTGTAGTTGAGTCAAATATGAATCAAACAAAAAAGATCTAATATCTAAATTCCAAGGTCCATCTTTGGGCCAAGTTACTTGTTGATTACTGGTATAATATTGACCATACTCATTTTGTTGTGGAACTTTAAAGAAAGCAGTGTATTCGGGTCTAACCAATCTATTCAATAAAAATTTTTCTACTTCATCAAAATTTTCATTAAACACTTTATCCACAATGTAATCATTAGGTCTTATTTGATATCTTTCTTCAATAGATGTAGCAGAAACACCAAAAGGTGCACCAGAAACATAAAAAGCTAATACTCCACTATATAATGATTGTGACGGTGAAAATGAAACAACTTTATAAATATTATCATTTATACTAACACAATAATCCAAATAAGTTTCCGTTAAATTTCTATAAGGAGATACTTCAATTTCTCTAGCACTAATATTTGTTGTCGCACTTACAGAATAATCAATATCAAAAGGATTAAGAAATCTATCAACATTTACTTCAAAATAAGTTTCATCTGAAACAGAATCATATACTATATTTGAAGCTGTTTTTCCTGTCGTAAAATTTAATGAAGTAAAAACAACATCTAAAGCCGCAGGAAAATAATTAATACCTTTTGTTACTGACACACTGAATCTCTTTGATAGAGATCCATACATCGAAAAATTTAAAACTTGTGAAACATCATAATTAGGATATACTCTGAAGTTGGTTGCAATAATTCTCCTACTTTCATCAACATCTTGAATATCCATCATATCCAATGTCATTGGTTCAGAAAATGCACCAACATTAAAAGTTCTATTCACCTTTTCTGTTACGCCTGTTGTAAATTCAAAGTTACCTTGCGTAAGACCTCCACCTTCAACAGTTTGAAGTCCAACTATATTGTCAGAAAAAGTCCCAGCACCATTTCCAGGTCTAGGAGGATAAAAATATTTAGTTCTTGATGTCGCCATTAACTAGTTATGTTTGTAAAATTCTTACTAAAATCGATGTTTCCACCTCTACTTTGTCTAACTTCATATAACAATGCATTAAATTGATCTCTAATCTCATACAAGTTGTATTGTCTGTATATGTTACTTTGAGCATCATAGATTGTGTAAATACCGTCATCAATTGATTTAGTTTGATTACCGTAAAGAGCTATTGCAAGAGATGAGATATCGTATTCAACCATTTCAACCTCAAGTGATATAGGATTAAAATATGTATTAGAAATAATAATACTTTGGCTAGGTTGTCCTATAAATGGAGTTGCATTTGGTTTATTAGTTGGTGAGGATGATGGTGATAAAGTTAAGAATATCAAATTTGCGTCTCCATCAACATATCTATATCTTATTGCCTTTTGTGTAGTATTAACTTCATTTGTAACAACAGGTTCACAAAAAAAACAAGATGTAACGACTCTAAAAAAGTTTGGTATTTTTGACCCATCAGGATTTAAATATTCGACTCTAAAACCAACTAACCCTTGAGGAACGAATTTATTTTGGTATTGAACAGGAACATTACTAACGTCAATTATTATTCCTTTAACATTTGGCAATGCACTTAAAACTCCACAATCTGTAATAACTGTTCTGATTTGCGCTGGTCTTAAATAGAGAGTGTAAATACCTAAATTATTAAATTGTTCCGCAGGTAGTGTTAAATTATATAAACCACCCAATACTTCCACACCAGCATTTCCTCCAGTGTCAGAATTATTAAAATAAGGTCTCAATAAAGTTTGAGCATCTAGTTGTGTTAATGTAAAACTATCAGTTACGTCCCTTGAGGGTGTGTATGTCATTATAATTTCAACGTCTTCAGGACTAACATCAGAAGGTCTTATTGTCCCATATGATCCAATTGCCATTTTTTCTTTTTTTAATAAATAGTTTAATTCACTTTTTCAACATTAAAAAATCCATATCCATAGTTTAAGAGATCTCCTATATTATCGACCTCTCCTAATCTTTGGACTCTTTCATATGCACTGTTCTTTCCTCTCTCAATAAAAACATCGGTTTGGATTTGTGGTTGATCATAAACCTTTAAAAGAGATTCAAGTTTTGTTATAGGAACGGCTGTTAAATTAGCATCAGTAAATCCTGATGATTGTTCAAAAAATATTGTTGTTCCATCTGCATAATCATAATAATTAATATTTTGAATAGTGTAAGCAGTAAAAATTCCGGTATCACAATTATTTATCGCCCCCCATATTTGACCATTGGCAATAACAGGAGTACCTATTTCAAAAAACGGACTATATAAAGGTTCTATTGGTGGTCTAGTACCATAAAGTTTAAGTTCATTAATTCTTGATTTGGTTATTCCTGAAACAATAAATGGAACTGTTGTAAAATTATTTGATGTTTGTGCGGACACAACATTTACCGCATCACCAGAAAAAATATAATCATAACTTACAGGAGTGTTTATCCAATTACCATAAGATGCTTGGAAAAAACATAATCCATTCGGATTATATATTGTAACATTTTCAAAAGGTGTTAAAATTTCTTTTGATACCGTGTTTACACCCCAAGGATTTACTTGTTTTAAGGTTATTGTATATCCTGAAGTTGCTGAAGGATAAGTGTGACTTAAATAGTTTGGAGTAAAAGTATCTATAATTTGAATTGATGACCCGTCTCCCCAGTCTAATGTATACTGTGAAAGTTCCAAAAACTTTTGAAACTCATTTGATGTATTATAAACATAGTATGTATAAGGATCTCCCGTTGTTGCAGAGAAGATGAAATTGGACACAACATCTTTTTGTATTACTGCACCATCAAATGGCGTATAGTATCCAACATCGTGAGCAGATTGAGTTAGAAGTACATTTACTGTTAATCCTGTCAATAACGAACTGCCCCCAATTCCAGAACTAACAACTTTAGTCATTGCAGAATAAACTCCCACATCTACACCCTGATAATTAACTTGAAATAAATCTCCTTTAATTGTTTCAGGTGATACTATAAAATTATAATCTGCCATTATGGGTTAACATATTCATACCATTTTATAGGAACTGGTGTTCCTGCTCTTTGCCCATCAGGGTAAAGAGTAACATTAGGATTCAAATTGAATACTTGATAAGTTCTTTTATCGTAATCTAATTTTACTTTATAATAAAAATATGTTAGGTTATCGAAATTATATTTATCTCCTGAAAGTGTTGATTGTGGAACATTCATCATTTTTGTAAAAGCTCCGACATCTGCATTATAAAATTTTGCGGTCATATAAAATGTATCAATATTCAAAAAAGTTCTTTTCTTTAACCAATAAATAAAAAACCCTTCAACATCTCCAACAAAATCTAATACAAATTCAGGTTTTTTTATGGTTACTGGAGTTCTTTGAAGCATCGCATCCATTTTTAACCCTTGTTGTGTTGGTATAATAATCGTTATATAATTTTTTTGTTTTTTGTCGTCAGTACTATCATATAGATCTAACTTAAAAAAAGAATTAGAAAAATTATTATCATAATAATATACATTCCCTGTTGTAAATCCTTCACTCCTATAATCTAATCTCCAATTATTTTCATCGTTAAGTGACCCTCCAGAATAAAAATAAAATTGATAATTTATTGCAGTATCTTTAGATGCTCCTGAATATGGTTCATTAGAAAATCTATCAACTTCAAAATCTCTTCCAACACCAATTACTTCCGTTATAACTTCTTGCTCATATAAATCAATGCTTTGATCAATACCAAGATAATCCCAATCAAGTCTAACTAAAAGATCTACTTGCTTATCCGTAAAATTGTCTTGTCTTATAAAATATTTATTCACACTCATCTACAATTGGTTTTATCGGATAATTTATTCCTAAAAGTGATTGGGTATAATTTGATCCTTCAGGTATCAATCTAAATACTATATCTTGATAAGGATATTGGGCACTATTAAAAAATGGATAATTTACTCCTCTCTCAAGATTATCAATGAACCCATAAGTATATAGATCTCTCCACCTAAATTGTTGATCAAAATTGGAATAAAAAGAATAAGATGGAATTAAATCTACCGTTGCAACATCTCCAGTTTCAATATAATCTGAAAATACTCTAATAGTCATTGAGTTATGTGGGCTATAATAATATCCGGGAGGGTTTTGTTGAGGCGCACTTATTGTTTGAAAAACATTTTCATTGAATTTCAACTTTTGATAATATGGTGATACGACTCTTTCTGTTTGTTCATAATCATTCCATTCGCAAAAATCACCATCTATAATATCCCCTTTATTAAGGTTTGAATTATAATAAAAAGTATAATTTTTTCCTCTGTCTGTTCTATCATATGACTCTACTTTTATTGTGGTATTTGATTTTTGATTAGTTGTACTCCACCAAGTACTTGAACTAGATGTAATATTAAACTCCCAACCTTGTTTTAATCCAATACCATCATTTGGTTGATTAAAATATCCCGAATATCCTTTGTTTATTATTGTTAAGAACAATTCACTTACAGGTCTTTTTTGATTATCAACGGTTTTTGCTAAATCTAAATCATAATTTAATGTTAAATTATAAGCATTACTTGATGTCTTTTTTGATACTCTTGAAATTTTATTAGGAGTTATTGAACTATATTCAAAACTTTGTTCTTCAGAAAAAAGGTTTCTTTCAAATCCTATTCTTGTTACTGCAATATCTTCTGCATTTGAATGAATTTTATGTTGTCTTATATAATATTTTGATGTTGTCTCAATACGATTATCAGGATTGGCAACTCTTTTGAAAGTACCAATTACATTATTACTAAAAGTTGTTCCCGTATATCCAACATTATATATGTTAAAAATATATTCATTACTATTAAATAATCCGTTACCTAAACTATAAACTTGAAAAAGATTTTTATTTGCATAAGATAAAGACAATTCGACATATTCTCCTGAAGATAATCCGTGAGGAGCAATGCATTGAAATGAAATTATTGAATTACCGTTTTCCGCACTATTCTTAATAACAAATGGAATTCCGGTAGATGCTGTCCAAGTTAAACTTGAATTCTCAAAATTGTAATAAAGTTCTTTGTTGTAATCATTATTAGAGGCATAGCTTAAATAATACATCCAGTTATAAGAGTAAGCACTTTTTGATCTATATTCAAAATGTTGGTCATAAGCATTTCCTCTAAAAAAATCAAATTCGTAATATTGCGGAAATCCTTTCCAAATTCCAGTAAATGCAGATGTTTCAGCATCCACATAATATAAGTTATATTGAAATGGAGCATACTTGGTTGTTCCCGTTATTGTGTTGGCATATAAATAAACAACTTTAAATGTGGGTCTGAATACGGTGCAACTTTGTCTTTCATCATCAAAAACTTGAGCTAAACTAACCGTAGATGCACGATCATATTCAATTATTTGTTGCAATTGTTCTTCCAAATTTATACTAATTTCTTGATCAACTTTTGGAGCCGACTGATATTCATATGAACTTGGTATGATTGTATATTTATTCACCTACAGAATACTTTGTTTTAAATTTATCTAATGCAGTTTGTCCTTTAATTAGTCCAAAATAAAAATGAAATGGTGCTCCCACAATAAATTTATTAGGTAATACACCATCTCCCGTAGAAAATGTAAATTGAGTGGCGTTAGGTGTAGGAACAGCATTTACTTCAAAAATATACCCTCTAGCAAAGGTATCACTGATTGAAGCATTCGCCCCCTTAAAATAAGATGGAGTTTGTATTGATAATCTGTCCAATCCTTGATAAAGTTTTCCTTGTACAATGTCTCCGCTATTAGTTTGCCAATTACTTAATTCACTTCCAAATATTGTTTGAGCCGATTTTGCTCCTGGTCCCCATTGGTAAAATGGAACTACTTGAGATTTAATTCCATATGAATATGGATATAATTGTTCGTTTGGTGCCGGACCTCTAAAATCAATCCTTCCAGGGCTTATATAATCTTTAAATTGTAAATTTCCAGTTGTTGATGAATAATAAATTCCAATAAATGATTTACCTTCTGTATTAACATAAACAGGACTTGTATTACCAGTACCAAATTGATAAAATTCTGGTGAAAAACTTATGTTACCAATTTCAGAATTTATTGACATCATTTGTGCCAAATCTCCATCAATTCTTTTAGCCCCAAAAGGACCAAAATTACCATCTCTACTAAAAAGTTGATCTAATCCATTATTACCAATACTAATTAATTTTGCGAGAAAACTAGAATTTACAATTCTTGATATAACAAAAAGATTTACCATATCAGAAGTATCATTATATGTTGTTGGACTTAACTGATCTAAAATATATCCTTTATTTGAGGGATTAAATGTGATTTCTTGATAAAAATAATCTTTAGGTCCTAAATTTATTAAAGTTGTTGGGAACAATAAGTTTAAATCATTAACTGATGTTGCATTTGGTTTACTTTTACCTATAAAATAATTGGTGGTCTTATTATAAGGACTACTTCTATAATAGAAATTATTAGTTGTATTATCAAAATAAATTAAATCTTTGCAAACAGTTGAGTATGGTAAATTTTTTTTATTATAATAGGTGCTTGTTTGAATAGGGAATGCAAATAACGATCCATTCACCCAATTATTCATAAATGATTGAGCTAAAACTCCTCGACATAAACCATAAAAAAATCTATACCTATATCCCCACTCATTAAATGTTTTTAAATCTTTACCTATATCAAGAATGGGTCTTTTTAATAAAATATAACACCCTAATTGTACAGAATCGGTAATTCTGCATTTTTCATCTATTCCAAAATTAAACCCACTGCCAGAATAACAAGAAAGACTAACCATACCAGGACAACTAAAACTACCATAAACGGTTCCTGAAAATGCTTGATCCTCCAAATCAGGAGTTACTTGAGAAGCTCCCGTTGAGTATCCAGGATTTTTTGAATCAGCTGTTAATTCAGGTATTGTATATAATTGGAAATTGTTATTTTGTTGTAATAATGCAGGATTGGTTGTCCAACTTTGCCCATTTAATTGATCCGAAGATGGTAACCTATCTGTTCTCATAACATTTTTTGTTTTATCAGACAACCTCATTGGTGTTGTCTGAAAAGATGGGTATAGATTAGGTGTATAATATGTGAATTCAAATTGGCTATATTTTGTTCTGTTTTTAGAATCATTCCAAGTGGCATAAATGTAAGAATTACCCGATATATCATCAGAAGCGTCATACTCACCTATAGAGGGAGCGCTACTCGCCATTTGTTGACCAATACTTATAATTCCTGTTGCATTAAAAAATGATTTTCTTGCCCAATCTTGTCTTGGTAGTGTTGCATCTAATGCTCCATAGTATCCAATTGTAGAAGTAGTAAAAGCCGAAAATCGATTACTAATCGTAAAGAAATATGAAGGATAAAATATATTTGTTTGCGAAAAATTTTGTACTGTAGCCGCACCAGAATTTAAACTTTGTATTGGAATATTTAATCTCGCACTTGTTGTTATTTGCAAACCATCTTCATTTGGCAAACCCAATATTTTACCAATACCATATTTGTTAGTTATTAGAGGAGAATAAGGGTCAACTCCTCTTTGTAAAATAAGAATATATTGCTGATCAAAATTATCAAAAGTTTCCTTAAATTTATAAGTATCAATTCTTCCACCTCTTTTATCAGGTTCAAGAAATCTACTGTTACCTTTTTCTCTAAGCTGAATTACCATACTTGATTCTAAAATTGATGGTATTGTTGAGGTACTACCAGCTTTCCAAATTTTGGATGCTTCAGATATCGTAATTGCTGTAAGTACTTGAAAATACTCCCTATCCATAGGATAAAGTTGTCTATTTATAGTTCCTCCAGATAAAATCTTATATGGTGTTGTTAAATTTGATAAATTATTTGTTGGGTTACAATAACTTACATTTAAATTGAATGCTCCTTGTTTTGTGGCCCCTAATAATCCTTGTACTATCCCATTATTTGTTGTTGCGCTAAAAAGAAAATTTGGGTCTAAAGATGTTGCAGGATTGACTGTAGTAAGAAGTTGTCCTGAAATAAATGGTGCGTTAGATATAACAGTTATTGTATTATCATAATGAAATGTTCCATTTGCATCACTTTGAAAAGTGACTTTAATTTTGTTTAATCCATTAAAATAATTACTTCTGCCATTGAATATATTTATTCTTTCTCCCAATGGTAATTGTGTTCCTAATGCCATATAATCTTCTTCGGCATTAGTAAATCTTAAAACACTTGATTTTGGCATTTTAAATAAAGAAACGTCAGCAACATTATCTGAATTTCCTCCAATTGCTTGTGAATAAATTAATGCATTTAAGCTCACATCTTCTTGAGCTGTTTTACCTTGTTTTGTAATGAGTGTTTGAAGGTTGTTGAAATAACTTCCGGCATCTGAAAAATATGATAATACTCCATTAGTACCACCTCCAACTATACTACTATTTAAACTTGTATCTGTACATTCACACGCTTCACACTCTGGATATGTTATCATAGATAATTTAATGGTAAAATCTTTCTTTTCACATTTTATATTTAATAAATTACATAAAAATCCAAAAGGTCTTACATTAATAATAGGTATTTTTATTTTACATAATTCGCAAAGAAAATTAGTAATCAAAGCAATAAGTCCAAGTATTAAATGAGCAATAATTAAAACCGGTATCCCTATTATTTGAATAGCTTGAAATAAAATAGAAAATATAAAAAATAACAAATCAAAATTTCTAAACCCTTCATTTACTGGAAATTTATTAATAGTTGATGAACAACTATCATCATCAATTTCTTTAATCCCTATAAATCTTCCTTTAGCCCCTTTTTTATATTCGTCAATTAAACCTGAAACTGTATATACTTTATTAAATTCAAACTCATAAAAAGTATCTTTACACTCAATAATTTCATCTAGTTTTTTATTTACTTCTTGAGTTGAATTTAAACCGTTTGTATACCCTGTCCAATCTAACCCAAAATAATATGAACTTCTAAGCTGATTAGATATTGTTACATCACTATCATAGTTTGGATCATTATTTGAATTAGTCCACCCGTATTCTCTAATATTTGGAACCAAAAAATAAGCCCTTCTTGTTTGTTCCGTAAGTGTTGCCGATTGTTGCCATTTAATTTTAAATCTATATTTTGCTTTGGTTGGTATTCCTATTGTTGGATCGTTAGATATTATTTTTTCACCAAATTCATTAGTTATAACATACTGTAAATTCATTGGTAACTCCGTCAACCATACCCCATTTCCATCAATTATATTACCAGCTTGTTCAAGTTGATATTGTTCTAATATTGGATTACCATCTGAATCTTGTTGAATTGTCTGTCTTAAGGCTAAGATTTGTCCTGGTCCTGCCTCTAAATTACATAAATTACCTAAATTATCTTTTGGTTTACAATTACTTCTTACTCTAAATTTGTCAGGAGCGGAATAAATTGATCCCATAAAAACCGAAGTTGGTTGTATGTCTATATTCGCCTCATCTCTCAAATCAAAATCAACTCTACTTATTGCAATTTGACAAATGTCAGGATCACCCCATAATGGAGACACATCAATACTTTTACTAATTGAAACTAATTGTGGAAGAGAATTTAAATCTTTGGATGTTTTAAATTTATTTCCGGCAACTTGAGATTCTGTTGCCAATCCCATTCTAATCAAATCTTGTGGTGTTAATGAGAATTCACCTATGTCAGATAAATCAACATCCATAACAACAGTTTGATTACCTAATGGTACCCCCATTATCATATAATCACCACTTTCATTAGTCTTCGCAGTAAATTTATAATATTTGTCGTATATTTCTATTGCGGTTTTACCTGTTAAAACATCTAATCTTGTAGGTAATGTTCCTGTGGCTGCATGTTTTGAATATGATTTTTCGTAAGGTAATAAATTGTACCTATATCCATCTTCGTTTTTATCTGTTGGTGACTTATAAGGATATATGCTTGTGACTATTGGGTTAGATTCATCTATGTTTTCAATAGGTATAAAAATAGATACTCTTGCGTTTGGAATTCCAAAACCATTATTTGCTGTAATTCTACCGGCTAAAACACCATAGTCAGCACAACTTCTTGTGTATATGTCTTCTTGTTGTATTTTTAAAGATAAAAGTTCAATAAAATCAAATTCTTGATCTATTTGAACATTAATTGTTTTATTAATACCAATCTCTGATCTTATTCTATAGGATTGACCCATTAGGAGTTTTTAAATAAATAGTTTATGTAGAATTTTTCAGGTTCGCACATTACTAAATAATAGGTTAAATGATAAATAAGTGAACTTATGAGAAAGTAATAGATTGGAAGTTCTTAACTGAAACCCTAATATCTTTGTTTGGATACCTAATTTGATAAACTTGAGAAGGTTGAGCAAATATTGTATCGTCTACAGGACCAATTTCTTTAGTTACAGGATCTGAATACTCCATCGATGTTTGTGCTGATGAATACTGTCCTCCAACTTCATTAAATATGTTTAAGCTAGCGACGGTTAAAACCCCATTTAAATTTTGGACTAAACTTTTTATTTCAGATAAATAAACATTTTGACCAAGTTGCCTTGTTTGTGGATTAAAATATGTTGAAATGGTATCAATAACTTGAGAAATAATTTGTCCTGAATTTTGTGCTGATGTTAATACAATTGAAACATCAACACTCAAGTCTATTACTTCAGCGGTAAATATTGAAATGTAATCATTCATCATTCTATAGTTAGATAAGTAATTTGCAATATTTTGTTTCAATGTATTTGAAACTATATTAGTTAACTTTCCTGATGAATCATATGAAAGGATTTGAATCAATATCTTATTATCGTTTTCCGTAATTGAAACTTTTGCTGGTGCTCCAAATGTTGCTGGCATATTTCTGATTATAGATTCATAATCTTGAACAGTTACTGCTCTTTTTTGTGCAGAAAAGTTAAATGATACATAATTTCTAATCTCTTCTATTGATGGAATTCCAGCTCCTCCTATTGCCGCAGTTACATTATTACATCTTAATGAATTTACCACCGCAGAGTTTTGAGATTCTGAAGGCCCATTTACAAAGAATGCAACCGTTCCAACTTGATTAATCACATTGGTTCCCAAATTAGTTTGAAGTCCTCCACCGATTCTATATTGAATAAACAAAGTAGAGTTAGGTGTTAATGCAGATCCTAATGAAAAGTTATTTGAATATCTTTGTAGGTCTAAAGTTACTCCTAAAGTTGTAAATTCGTTTAATGCATCTTGAGCTGTGTTTGTTCCACCACCAAAAGTCATTTTTTTAAATCCCTCTGCGGTATATTCTGAAATAAATCTATTAGGCGTTTGAATATATCTACCAACTTTAATACCAGGTTTATCAGAAACTTTTGTAGGATCTTCAATAAAAACTCTGTCTTCAGCTAAAGCATCAACTTCATACCATCTATTTGCTAGCCCTAAAAATTCTCCTGTTGTTGGGATATTTGTATAATCTGTTCCATCTTTTAGTAATACTGATGTAATACCCAAAACATTTTTTTCAGGTAAGAATAACTCGTAAAATGGTCTAACATCACTTGCCGTTATAACTTGTTTGAAAACTTTAGTTATACCATTAACAACTATTTCTCTTTTTGTTATAGTATAATTCAAAAGAATTCCATTTGCATTAAAATTTGGGATCTTTAGTCTATTTGGAAAACCTTGAGAATTGTATGGAGAAGCAAAATCAATATCATAAACATTCTCAAATACTAATCCAGCACCAACTACTTGAGATCCTCTTTGGAGAATTCCCAAATATCTTTCATCTTCTTTATCTCCATAAGCAGGTACCGTTATTGAAAAATCTACCAAGGATACTGAAGGTCTTTGTCCAGGGATTTTAAGACCATATGTTCTTGCTATGTTATATACTGATGATCTTTGTTGGGCATATTGTAATACAGTTTCCTGAATACTTCTATCAATGTTATAATGTAAGTTATCAGTAACCGCAGCGTTTAAATCTATAAACACAGAGAATACTGAAGCATCATTAAAATCTTGTATTAGTGTAGGATAATATGTTTTTACATAATTTAATAATTCAGTTCTTATTGCCTGAAAATCTCTTGTTGTATATGATATTTTACGACTTGCCATCTTTCTTAAATATTGATTATAACAAAATCACTTTGTGCAAATGTTTGACCATTTGTTGAATAATCTATTTTTATTTTTGCAGTATACTCGGATGTACCTTTACCAGGAACTCTGTATATGTCATACAATTTATTACTTCCTGTTTCATCCAAAAAATTCGTGCTATTAACTTCTTGAGTTTGATCTAAAGGTTCAATAGTAATCTGATTGACTAATAGGTTTGGCATAAAATTTTCAATCGCATCTCTAATATCAGATTCAATTGCATTAAATGTAAGTCCGTCAAATGGTTCAAAAATAAATTCATATAATCTTGTTCCAAATGTCGGTAGATAATATCTTGATCCTTTTCTGGTTAAAAGAAGATGAATAAGATCCGATTTAATTTCTTGTGATTGTAATTCGGTAAGTAATAAATAATCACCCCTTAATGAATCTTTAAACGGAAAATTTAAACCATATGTAATCCCATCTGCCATATTTCATAAATATACTATGATTATTTTTTTGTTAAAGTAGTTGTTCCTTTAATATGTTTTGGATCATAAGGACAATGACGGCATCCTTTACTTGTACCACAACAATATCCACGATCAATATGATATTGTTCTGTGAATACCAAAAACTTACCATCCATATAGTAATGATAAGGGAGAAGCTTTATTTGCTTCTCCCTCCCTTTATTTTCTGTACTTTCCATAGGTTATGCCGACACAATTTCACATCCGTTTGCACCACAAGCGATCTCTCCACTCAAATCAGTATCATCGTCTAATTCTATGATTTTTGACAAATCAACATCTTTAAGAGATTCCATCAATTCTTCATATTTTTCTTTTGTACAATCTTCAAAAGGTGCTTGGATGTATGATCCATTATCATATGGTAGTACTGAAAGCCCATTATAATGATCCTTTTCTATCCACATCCACTCACCAACTGCCGGCCATTCGTGTTCTCTAATAGATATTGTTGCAGATACATTATGAGAATTTGATCCACTTCTATGACCTGGTTTAATCCATTCATTATGAACTTTCTTTACCCTTTCAAGAAGTTGAATGGGTGACTCATTCCTTAAAATAGACCCTTCGGGCGCTTTTTGTGGAATACCAATTACCGCAGTATCGTGTGGTCTAAAATATTCATCCTCAACAAGTTCAGGATGATTTTCTTTTAAATAAGAATAAATTGCTTCATTCTTACCGACCCTGATTCTTCTTATGTAATAATCATTATGCCAAGCGTGAATACCTGAAGATGTTCCCAAGGTCAATGAAGTTGTTCCCGCAGGTTTAACTGTTGTTGTTCTTGCCGCTGGATTGATATTTAAGAGTTCTGCCACTCTTTTATTTTCTTCCTTTACAATTTTTGCTGCTTGTTTCATATCCATTTTTAGAACAGCACCTGATCCAATTCCTGTCATTGAGATCCCGATCAATGCATCTTTTTCTGTTGTTCTTTGCCAAATTGGTCTCAAATAATGAAATTTAGTATATCCCGCTTGAAGTGTTGCAATAAATGTTGCCGCTTTAGCTCTGTCATTAAAGTCTTCTTGACTTACAACATTTGATACA